AATCACTAAACGAAAAGAATGGAAACGTAGGCGCAGTAGTGCTGCTATATAAAGATGCACGCGTTGACATGCGGCTGCTTGATGAAGTAGTAGGTGCGTTAAATTGGAAACGGGAACATACGATCATTGGCGATAGATTATATTGCACAGTTTCAATCTTTAACGAACATACCGGCGAATGGGTTGGCAAGTCAGACGTAGGAACTGAAAGCAATACCGAAAAAGAAAAGGGCCAAGCATCTGACAGTTTTAAGCGTGCATGCTTTAACTGGGGCATCGGTAGGGAATTATACTCCGCACCATTTACCTATATAAACCTACAAAGCGGCGAATGGTACAAAGGCAAGGACGGAAAACCTAAATCATACGCAAAATTTACAGTTAAAGAAATTGAATATGACGAAAATCGAAATATTAGCAAGTTAATCATTGTTGATAGTAAAGGTGCCGTGCGTTTTACAACGGGTGGCAATACAGCACCAGCAGCAGCAACTAAACCAAAAGAAACGCACGTTAAAGGATACGATGAATTTGTAGCGTTGCAAAAATCTAAAAAAGTACCGCCGGCGGAAATCACAAAATATATTGCGGCTGAATTTAAGAAACCACGCCTTGCGATGCTTGATGCATTTGAAATGGTGGCGGCCCTTGAATGGTTAAAAAACTATTGTGAAAAAGAGGAAAACAAAGGGTTTGCCCTATATGACAATGACGAACAAGCATTGTTGCATGAAGATACTGGAGACCGCATTTAATGAAATGGGTAACAAAGGGTATCAATTTAATCAAGTCGATTGGCTGGAATATCTTGATACCCGCGCCGAAAGATGAAGCGTTAAATAAATTAGATCCGGAAGCGGAATATATCATTGAAATTCGTAAAAAGGTAAAACGCCGTTCATTAAATGCCAACGCGTACGCATGGGTTCTATGCGATAAGATAGCGCGTGAACTTTCAAAGAACGCCTATATCTCAAAAAATGACGTGTATAAGCGCGTTATTCAAGAAGCTGGTACATTTACCTATTTACCAATAAAAAACGATGCCGTAGGCCGATTTATTGAAATTTGGCACGGCCACGGGTTAGGCTGGCACGCAGAAGATGCCGGCCCAGCTAAAACGGAAGGTTATACAATCGTTCGCGCCTATCATGGCAGCAGCGTTTATACAGTCGATGAAATGCGGCGTTTGATTGATGCATTAGTTGATGAGTGCAGCCAGTTAAACATACCGATTGAAGATAACGACTATATCAATTCACTTGTAAGGGAATGGGGCAATGAACAAACGAAAGAAACAGGATAATGTATTGTACGCCAGAACCAGAAAATGGGCGTACGAAAGAGATGAAGGCCTATGCGTGCTATGCGGTGCAATGGCAACCGAAGTACATCATATAGAGTTTAGATCACATGGAGGATTATCCAATTTAAGTAATTTGGCTTGCTTATGCCGTGATTGCCATATAAAAGCACATGGCGTAGATGCTAAACAAATTAGGGAAGTTTTAAAAGAACGAAATAAGGGGGTTACATGGCAGAACGAAGAATGATGTCAAAATCAATCATCAAGTCCGATACATTCCTAGACATGCCGGCAACTACACAAAACCTATACTTTCATATGTTGCTTGATGCTGACGATGACGGCTTTATCAACGCCCCAAAGTCAATTATGCGAATGATTGGCGCAAAAGATGATGATATGAAAGTACTTGCTGCAAAACAGTTTGTTATACCGTTTGAAAGTGGCGTTGTAGTTATCAAAGATTGGAAAATTCATAACTACATTCAGAATGATAGATACAAGCCAAGCACCTTGCCGGAACGTGATTTACTCAATATTCAGAAGGATAAAACGTATACGTTAAAAAACGATGTATCCAGAATGGATACAGAATGTATACAAACTGTATCCATAGGTAAGGATAGGTTAGGTAAGGTTAGGTTAGGAAAGGATAGGATAGGTAAGGATAGGGTAGGTAAGGATAGTATAGATACACTATGTCATGTTTCACATGACGATGTGGATAAATCTCATATTGAAATTATCGAATATCTTAATCTTAAAACTGGTTCAAAATTTAAACCTACAACTAAACCATATGTACAAGCAATTAGATCACGATTAAAAGAAGGCTATACCGTTGATGATTTTAAAACGGTCATTGATAAAAAATGCCGTGAATGGAAAGGTACAAAACTAGAAAAGTACTTAACGCCTAAAACGTTATTTGCGCCAAGCCATTTTGATACATATCTAAATTCAAATGAAATGGCAACCATGAGTGATACAGAACGAAAGGTTGCAGAATTAAACGCGCTTATTGATGCGGTTGAAGGGGGAACAAATGAAGCCGGAAACGTTGAAGGCTACGGGCCAACTATTGATATATGACAAATTCGATAGTGCAAAAGTTAAAATGTACGCCTACATGCTGGAAGATATTAACCCTGTAACATTGGCGGAAGCAATCAAACAATGTATCAATACATGCGAATTCGTTCCAGCCGTTGCCACTATCAGAAAGAAAGCGGCGGAAATTTCTGGATACGTGAACTGTAAAAACGAGCGCTTAATAGCGCAAGATGCATGGGAAGTAGTCAGAAAGAAAGCTAGCCAAGTAGGTTATGAAAAAGGCCTTGATGAGTTGGAAGGTATAACAAGGCTTGCCGCTAAGGCTATATGGCGTTTCTTTGATCCGCGCAATAGCCAAAGTTATAACGAAAGCGCTGCAATGAGCCAGTTTTGTAAAGCCTATGAGCAACTGGCAGCACGCGAACAAAGAAATATGGAAATAGCGGCAAGCATCAAAAGCAATGGACTGTTAATGGAAGCGCGTAAACGTGCAGAACTTAACATGCCACGGAATACAGAAATTAAGATGCTAGATAACGGCCATTTGGTCGAGGTTGAAAAGCACGAACCGGTAGACATTAAAAGCATGGTTAAAGATGCCGATATTTCGGACGAAAGCAAAAAGTTAATTCTGGGGGTGTTGGAATGAACAAAAAATATAATTTATTCCCGAAATTAATCGAATGTAGGGAACTGTTAGGATATACACAATCAGATATGGCGGATATTGCCGGTGTATCACCAGAAACATACAAGAAGCACGAACGCGGACTATTTGATTTTAGATTAACGGAAATGCTTGCCATTCAAGAAAACATTAATGACGAATTACAAACAAATCTAACACTAGATGAATTGTTTAGAATGAAAAAAATCGTTTAAATGCGTTGTATGGAATTTTTAAGCCGTCAACGATAAATCATAAGGGCGAAATAGTAGGCGTGGCAAAATGAATGAATTTGCCCTATAGAATTAGAAAATAGAAAGGGAATTATATTATGAATAGTGTTCAATTATTGGGAAATCTTGCACGCGATCCGGAAGTACGTTATACACAAACAGGCAGAGCGGTGGCAACTTTCACAGTAGCCGCATCTAATACATATATCGATAGTGCTACAAACGAAACAAAAGAACAAACGGCGTTCGTGAATTGTGTTGCATGGGGCAAGCTGGGCGAAGCAGTAGGCAACTATAGAAAAGGAAACCGCTTATTTGTGGAAGGACGAATTCAAACACGTTCTTATGAAGATAGCAATGGACAAAAGAAATACGTAACGGAAGTTATTGCAAGTTTCGTAGGCGTATCCGCTTTAAATGATGCGGAAACTGGCAGTAATTTCGATAATTTTGCAGATGATAAGGGGAACGGTGAAAATATTCCGTTTTAATAGGTGAGTTTATGAAAGTGGAATTTCAAAATAAGCTATACAAACACAAAGGGGTTGTTAAACATGAACTGTTTAATGACAAGGAACAAGTTATATTTGAATTTAAAAATGGCTATGGCGCATCTGTATTAACTGGAAAAATAGCATATGGCGGCCTTAATGGGTTGTTTGAAATTGCGGTAATTAGAAACAGACGTTTATGTTATGATACGCCAATTACAAATGATGTAATCGGATATTTAACAATAGATGAAGCGTTAAAGGTGCTTGATGATATTGAGCAATTGCCAGATGCACCGAAATAGGTGGCGTTATGAAATCACCATGTAAGGGTTGTGAGTATCGGGTGTTAGGCTGCCATAGTACATGCGCGGCCTACATCAAATACAGTACCAACAGAAAAAAAGAAATAGAAACCCGTGATATACGGGGCGATGTGTTTGGGTATGTAAAAGATAGCAACAACCGCATCAAGCGGCGTATGGGTAAATGTTAGGAAGGTAAAAATGACGTATATAGAAAACTGGCTTGCGCTAGGTGCTTGCATATACAGTAGGAAAACCGCAGATGCAGCATTGGCCGCGCTAGGGTTAAGGAAAGAAATAAAACGAAAACCGGTATACCCAGAAATTGAAGCAAGTGCGCTGGCCGCCTTGCGTGAGAAAGGTTTGAGCGTGCGGCAAATTGCTGGTATATACGGCGTATCGTATACATTTGTTAGAAACCGCTTGTTAGCTGCTGGGGTAAATCTTGAAAGGTGTAAGCGATGAAACAAGCATTAATAAAAGGCACTAAAAGCGATGAATGGTATACGCCTATAGAAGTGGTTCAAACAATGCTTAATGTATTCCCGCCAAAGGCTGGCGATAAAATTTTATTGCCGTTCGATACAGATAAAAGCAATTTTACAAAAATTGTTACACGCGATTATGATCCGTTAGCTATATACGGCATCAATGATTTTTTAACTAAAGATTATGAATTTGATTACTTAATTACTAACCCGCCGTATAGTAACAAAGATGAAATTATAGCACGGTGTATTGAAACGGGGCGCCCGTGTACACTGGTACTGCCTATAGATGCACTGGGGGGGTACAAAGGCATAAATTATTTAGCAAGACTAATATAAGCGTATACGTACCAACTAAGCGCATTAAATTTATAAGTGAAACGGGTGAGCATAAAAAATCACCGGCACATCATAGCATTATCATGCTAATAAATGCGCCTAAGAATGAAATTATCTACGAATATCAAAGGGGAATTAATAAATGAATGTAAAGGTAGATATGGGAAACGGTAGAGTTTTTACATGTGAGCAACTAGCCAGCGCATTAACACTGGTTATTGAAAACATGATTTTAAAACCAAAAGTAACGCAAGATAGATTTTTAATTACGCTTGAATATAAATATCATAAGGACGGCAAAACGAAACGATTGCGGCAAGGCCTTTCCAAAATGGTAATGGAAGTATTTAACGGTACAGTTGAAGCGTACATTTACAACGTACGGCAGCAAATAAAGGAAATTATTGTAAAAGGGGAATTATACGATGAAGAATGAGCAAAAATGGTTATTACAAGAAATGTATAACGAAGGTTATCGAGATATTAAGATTGAAGGTGTTTACGCATTTTTCGTAAATCCTACGTTTATTGAAAATGGCGGGAACTTTAAGATACGCGATCATACCCCAAGAATTCCATGCAAGGTGCTGGGGTTAAATCCTAATACCCGTAAATATTCTATTGCATCATTGCTGGGTATCGTGGAATGGGAAAAGGTACCAGTTGATACGCCAGTTATCGCAGAAACTGGACTTGTAAAAGCTAAACTTTATTTTGCCAAATACGAAAATGGCCGCGTATATTGTTTTAGGGGTGGCAAAACGTCATGGACTAGTTTAGGTGATTTTTACTGGGTATATCCGGAAGATGATGTATTATTGGCAGAAAGGGCGTTAAATGAGTGTGATTGATATTACTTTAAAAGGACGCCCAGCGACTAAAAAGAATAGCGGACGAATTATATCCAGAAACGGAAAGCCTATTATAATACCGTCGGAAGCCTACAAGAATTATGAAGATGCTTGTATGTGGCAATTAGCTGGGAAGAAGTTACATGTATCTGGCATCATCGTTGTTGAATGTAAATACTATTTGCCAAATAAAAAAAGTTGGCCGGATTTAATCGGGTTACTACAGGCGACTAGCGATATATTAACGAAAGCCGGCGTTATCGACGATGATAAATGGATATGCTCATATGGTAATAGCTGCATCGCTGGTATTGATAAAGATAACCCAAGGGCAGAAATACGAATTATGGATAGAAAAAATAAAGTATTGGAAGCGTTATTGAAATGAGGGGTAATAAATGGAACTACTAAACAGGAT